CCCTAATTGATTTAAATGGCTTACATTTATTTTGGAGAATTAGTTGAGCGTGGTGCTCAAATACGCTCATCATTTTTGATGAGCTGCACGATTGTACGACGAGGTGTCGTTGCGATCTTGAACGAACATCTCACCAAGAAGAGATGTATAATTTTAGTGAGTGTACCAAGCGTATACTACCTTCTAAGAACCATCAAAAGAACTGATTACCGCTACTACGCATTTTCGACTCGGTTTGGAAACTGGCTTTACGGCAATATCCTCGATATCTTTAGTAGTCCCATTATGAGTGACTTACGACAGCGTATCAAGGGTATTAATATACCGCAACATCGTAACCAGTTACCTGGACATAGTCACCCTGATGCAGCTAACCTTAGAGCCCATGCTAATTTGATTATGGAACATGCCGTCACCTTGTTAGGTCTCAGAGCATACCATTATCAACTTAGCCCCAGCCAACAGCGTTTGCAACTAGCTGGTTATAGGTCTATTTATTGTGCTAAGGATTTGCAGATGCGTGTCCAAGGTGACAAATTGAAGAGTACGGATGTCATTGTACTAACTGATGTCGATTATTATTTAGACATGCCTAGTTTAATAGCAGGCAATCCGATTTTGATGTATAGTTTTGTCCCTGAAGAAGTCGCGGGGCAAACAGAAGATGGAGTATACTGTACCCATACTGATAACACAGTTGAAGTGACAACTAGTGGCGGTAGTAAATACCGCCACCCACTGTGGGACTATGATGATGACCACATCATGGTCGACTATTGGACTTGCTCTTATGTTTACCTTATTGAGCAATTACGAATTTCGAATACAAGGAGGATTATATTCCTTAACCCAATTCGTAAGATCCATGGTCCTATTGGATGGATATTACCTGGTAGGAGGTTTAAACGACGGGAGTTCAATGTTAACGGAGTCGTTTATAGTAAATTCACTAAAACGGTTGACAAAACAACCGAAGTATGGCACAGCCTAGCTAAGGCTGGTGAACACATACCATGCACAGTGAAATCTGAGGCGTTTTTGTCGGCATTCATAAGGCTGACTGAAAATAAGGACCCACACCTTAGTGATGTGGAACGCTATTTCAATACATATAAGGTTGATAATAGTTTATACGCTTCTAGCTTATTTTATCATGTGTTCAAAACCAATCCAACGGTGTTTGACTACAAACCCAAACCCATAACCCCTTGCGGTGCGTTGGATAACCATACTTATCAATGTGTAGATGGTCTAGTGTCCGAGGATGGACAACCAACCATGCGATCAATTTGGCCGGGCTATGCTAGCGCGTTCTCACCGGCTAAGTCATATAACAATGACAAAGCATGTTTGAAGGGTAGAATCGAAGACGTTAAAAATCAACGTCCTCAGATACCGCCAGTTTACTACACATTTATGGCTGAATTTGTTGACCATATCGTGCCACCAAATGTTAGGCATAGTTTGTCACCACTAGCCTATGAAAACATGTGGGAACAATTTGACCGAGCTAATCAACGGTCGTTGTTAGCTCAAGCTGATTACAATATGGACCCTAATGTCTTTGTGAAATCATTTCAGAAGAGAGAAGCGTATCCCAAAGTATGTGCACCTCGCAATATAAGCACGCTACCCATGGCCCATAATGCTGTGCTAGGACAATATACCATACCACTATTACAACATGTAATGAAGAAGTGCCACTGGTATGCCTTTGGAAAGCACCCGAAGGAATTTTCCTCGATATTACACTCAAAGGCAAGAGGAAAACTATATGCCACATCCTCTGACTTTAACAAACTGGATGGGTCCATTAGAGGCATTTTTAGAGATTTATTCATTGCCATAGCCACAGCTGCTTTCCACCCCAAGTACCATGATGAATTAATCAAAGTGGAAGCTAAAGAGAGGACTGCCAAATGTCACACCACATTTGGCATTAAATACATTGCAGATTCCACTGTATTGTCGGGTTCATCGATGACAAGTCTACTAGGAACATTGGTTAACGCCTTTTGCATGTATGTTGCATATCGTTATTTACATTCACCTGTTGTAGCATGGGATAACCTGGGCGTGTATGGCGGAGACGATGGCGTATCGTTTGATTTGCCACCCGAGTACGTCATGAAAGTCACTGGCAAGTTTGGCTTACTTTGTGAAGCAGAATTATCACCAGCCGGCACACCCATCAAGTTTCTTGGCAGAGTCTATCTGGATATATGGACCAGCGACCAATCCATGGCTGATGT